AACTCATTGACGCGGGTACGCTATCTAATCTACCTGCAGGTCTTAAAGCTAGGGGCATGCGTATTAAGGGTGATGATACACCGCTTATGCCGGGTGAATTTAGGGACGTGGACGTACCGGGCGGCGCTATACGCGATTCAATTACGTTTATCCCTTATAAAGAGCCATCGAGCGTACTCTACTCTCTACTCGGAAATATCGTAGATGAAGGGCGTAGGATAGGCTCTGTAGCCGACATGCAGGTCGGAGATATGAATCCTAACGCTCCCGTAGGCACAACACTTGCTCTGATGGAAAGATCTATGAAAGTTCTATCTGGTGTGCAATCGAGACTACACGCGTCTCTCAAGCACGAGCTTAGAATACTTGCCAAGATCATACACGATTATATGCCAGCAGAGTATTCTTATGAGATAGAAGGTAATTTTAATAGAACGCAGGACTTTGATAATCGTGTAGATGTCATACCTGTGAGTGACCCCAATGCTGCAACCATGTCCCAACGTGTGATGCAGTATCAAGCGGCGGTCCAGCTTGCCCAACAGTCCCCCCAGATTTATGATATGGGTAAGCTGCACCGCCAAATGTTAGAAGTCCTAGGTGTACAAAATGCGGATGAAATTGTTAAACTGCCCGAGGACATAAAACCCACAGATCCTGTCACAGAGAACATGGCAATACTCAAACAAGAACCAATCCAAGCGTTCAAGTATCAAGACCATGAGGCACACATAGCCGTGCATATGGCTGCAGCAAAAGATCCAAAAATCATGCAGATCATAGGTCAGTCTCCATTTGCATCAGCTATACAGCAAGCTATGGCCGCACACATAACAGAACACGTAGCTTTTCAGTACAGACGTGAGGTAGAAAAACAGCTTGGTGTAGACATGCCAGATGAGGATAAGCCGCTACCAGAAGACGTAGAGTTAGAATTATCCAGATTGGCAAAAGAGGCCGCTGAGAAGGTCTTGCAGAAAGATATAGCTGAATCACAGCAAGAGCAGATGATGAAACAGCAACAAGATCCAGTGGTACAGATGCAACAACGTGAGCTGGCTATCAAAGAGGCTGAGTCACAGCACAACAGACAAATGGACTTAGCCAAGTTAGAATTAGAAGCAGCCAAGCTACAAACTTCGCAAAAAGTAGAAGGCGCTAAGATTGGAGCTAAGATAGCTACAGAGCTAGACAAAGAGCAGCGTAAAGATAAACGCGAGGGAACAAAGATAGGGTTGGATATAGCGAAGGAGCTAGATAAGGGTGGAAGTTAGTGTATTTGATGCTTTAGAGCGTCGCCTAAATGAGTATAGAGATGAGGTGTCAGAGTATATATCTGGTGGCGGCATAAAGAATATGGAAGAGTACAACAGGCTCATAGGAAAACTTGAAGGTATAGATATCGCATTAAATAATGTAAAAGAGCTTGAGAAAAGATTTATTGAAGCATAAGGTGCTTCGTAATATTCGCGGATAGGCCGCGCAAGGTAACGGTGAGCCTTTTAATCACTGCAAACGGGTGCAAGATGGTTGCGACAGTAAGAGTCGATAACACGAAGGTAAAAGAAGACCTTCACGCAAAGCTACCAGAACCTACGGGATACAGGCTTCTGATAGCACTTCCAGAGATCGATGAGAAGACAGAGGGTGGAGTATTCATGCCTGATGGTCTTCGTAAGGATGAGTCTACCGCGTCTATTATTGGTTTTGTCATAAAGGCAGGATCAGATGCATACTCTGACAAAGAGCGTTTTCCTAATGGACCTTGGTGTAAAGAGGGAGATTTTGTAATCTTTCGTTCTTATTCAGGCACTAGGTTTAAAGTTCAGGGTAAAGAGTTTCGTCTTATAAACGATGACACCGTGGAAGGTGTCGTTGATGATCCAAGGGGGTATACAAGGGCATGAGTACAAATACCGCAGAAAACCTAGAGAATGAAGTAGAAGAGACTACTGAAATCGAGGTTGAGATTGAAGAGACTCCTGTAGAAGAAAAACAGGAAGTTGAGACAAAGGTTGAGGAAAAGGTAGAAGAACCTGAACCCGAACCAGAAGCGAAGGCAGAGAACTCTGACGAAGAGATAGACAAGTATAGTGCAGGTGTTCAGAAACGTATTGACCAGCTAACAAAGAAATATCGTGACGAAGAAAAAGCTAGAGAAGAAGCGCTACAGCTCAGAGAAGAGGCCGTCAAGTACGCTGAGAAAGTCAAAGACGAAAACGAG